AGCCGTGCCGACGGCCTTGGCGGCCGTCCCGGCGGCGTGCAGGCCGACCTTTGCCACCTTTCCGGCGGTACCCACCACGTCCAGCGCCTCGCCCAGAACGGGGACATGGTGGGCGGCGGCCTTGACTTCTGTGGCCGATTCCTTGACTTTGCTCCCGAACGCTTTCAGGGAGCTTCCGAACGTTTTGGCCGCGCCGGCGGCCTTCTGGGTGACGGGAGTGTAGGCACTGGCAGACTTATTGGCCGCCTCCTGCGCCGCCGCTTCCTCTCTGGCGGCCTTCTGGGCGGCTTCCAGAGCATCGGCATTTTCTTTTGCGGCCTTGGCGGCTTTCTGCTGAGCAACTATAGCTTGATTCAGGGCTTGCTTAGCTTTATCCGTTGCAGCAGCGTCTTCCCCAAGGGTCGCCTTCAGATGCTCATAGCGCTGACGTAAAGCATCAACCTTTGCATCATTCTGGGCGGCCGTCTCCGCGAGTATCTTCTGTTTGGCAGTCAGAGCGTCGATGCTGTCGGCGTTCCCGTCGAATTCGGCGGATGTGGCCGCCATATCGGTACGGAGCGTTTTCAGATTGCTGTTGATCGCCTTCATGGCATCGTTGAATTCACGTTCGCCGCCGAGGGCAATTTCTGCACCTATTTTACGGGTCGCCACGGTGTGCCTCCTCTCTGGGCGTCAGCACCTCCATCAAGTCCGAGAACATACCGGGGGTGAGCATCAGGGCTTCTTTGGTGCTGAGGTGGAGCCGAACAGCCGCCGCAGCCAGGAAATAGATTCGCGTAGGGCCGCCGCCCTGGCTTTTTTTTCGGCTTCCTCCCGTTCCAGAAGAACGAGGTTCACCTCCTCGTCTTCATCCGGTTTCGGAATATCCCGGTGGAAGCCCTGTTCCAGCGCATCCCGGACGGCCTGCCGGAGTAGGACGCTGTCGGCGGCCATGAAGCCGGTACGCAGTTCCTCCAGGGTGAGCATCTGCTGGGGCGATTCCCCACGGTGCCGCCGCTGCAATTCGCCCTGCGAAGCCATGAGTGCCGCCAGCCAGCAGCAGTTTTTCCAGCCCTCCAGAGTAGGCTCCAGAACGTGGGTGGCGCCGAGAATGTCGGCGGTATAGCCGAACTTATCATAAATAGTGAAAAGCGCTTCCGCCGTGAACGACAAGGCGTAAGTCTTTCCGTTAAAATCAAAATCAATATGTTTCATGTTTCCTCACAATCCGCGTTCGTCCATGAGCTTCGAAAATTCTGCTTCCATGGCGGCAATTACTTCCGGCGTGGATGCCTCGACGCATTCCTCCATGAAATGGGTTGCATTGTGCCGGGGTGAGCCGTATTCCAAAACGAAAGCAACCTCCGCATTCGTTTTGCCCTTGCGCTTGGGGTCAGATTTACGATCCCGAATGCCACGTCCATTTGGACGATGCTTTCCAGCGGGGCTTACAAGAATGAATGGGTTGCCGGATTCCTTCCGCTCAAACAATTTAAACGAATCGGCGAGATCCCCAGAGTGCTGGGTAAAAACGGCCAGAACTTTTTCCCGCAGCCGCTCCCGCATAACTTCCGCCCCGGCGCGGATAATCCTGAGAAGATCATCGTCAGAGAGCTGCGCCTTGCGCTCATACGTCAGATCAAGACCCTCCACGCCGTTCACCCTAAACGATGCCATTACGCCACCTCCGTCTGAAGAATCGTCCGGAAGCAGCCGTAGTCCGGGTCGTAGCTGCTGCCCTGATCGGAATAGGGCAGCTCCAGCTTGTACAGCAGATCCGTCACCGCATCAATGATGGGATCCGGGAACTTTGCGGCCAGAATGTCCAGCTGCACCTTGGGAATTGCCGTCTGGGTGCGGTCGTCGCCGTCCAGCGTCTGGGAGCCGTAGGCTGTCCACACTACGCAGGGACGGACGCCCGCCGGGGCGGCGCTCTGGTAGCTGGCAGGAACCGCCGCTTTCAGAGCGTCGGAAAATTCAGTAAGCGTCATAAGCATCCTCCATTCGCATCAGGCTCAGCCACGTGACCGGCAGGCCGTCGCCGTCCTCCCCGGTCTGGGTCTGCTCCACCCGGTAGGTGTGGCCGCCCAGCCGGGCATAGCTCGCGGCGGGGACGTCCCGATGAAGGGGCAGCTCCACCAGCTTGTCCACCCGGCTGCCGTTGGCCACGGCCTCCCAGAAGCGTTTCGCATAGACGGTCTTCTCTGCGCACCATGCGTCTAACACCGGGACGAGGCACCCCGGCGAGGGAATGCCAGTGGTGTCCGGCATGGAAAGCAAAGAAATGGGCTTGTCGTAGATCACGTTGCCGCCTCCTCTCCGGTCGCGGCGCGCACCTTCCGATCCCGGATGATCTGCCGGAGCATCTCCGTCTTTCCCGCGCCGGTGACGCCATGCCGGTAGAGATACGCGGCATAGGTCATTTGATCCATGTCGTCCTCCAGCACGCCGGGAGACAGGACGATACCCATACCGGCGAAGGAATCCAGCGCATAGGTAAGCAGATACGTCAGGTACTTCAGCAGATCCGCCGGGATGGTAGAATCGTAATAGCCCAGGTTGGCTTTCAACAGGGCGAGCGCTGCATCTGAGAATTTGAGATTATCAGCCATAGTGGCCTCCATTCTACGAAACAGGCCGGCAAAGCGCCGGCCTGTATGGTGTGAACATTAACCGCCGCCAGCAGTGGCCGCACCGAAAATTCCGGCAATGTAAGCCTTGGCTTCGGGCAGCGTCTCAAAATCCTGCTGCATACGCCAGCTGGAAAGATTATCCTCCATCACCTTGAAGGAGACGGCATTGTTCTTGGGGCTGAGCTCGCCCTGCTTCTTGGTATCGGCCTCCTGCTTTTCGGAGGAAGGCATGGCTTGAGCTTTGCGCAGGCAGGTCGCGCGGTAGATGATGGATTTCGTTTTCGTCAGGATCGGCTCGATAAAGCTCAGGCCGCCGGGCGTCGCCCGGTCAGAGCTTTTGCTTTCCATGCCGCCCTTATCACTGCCGGTCGCTTCGGTGTAGGTATGCCCGAACAACGTGGCGTTGACGGACAGCTCGGACATGGTTGTTTCGGTATCCAGCTGGGCAGAGACAAATACCTCATCTTCCACCTGTGTGATATCGTCGCCGGGGATGGACGCGGACGCTGTGGTGATGGACAGATAGCCCTTGACGGCAGCGCCCAGATTGATGGATTCGTCATAGGTGGGGTGACTGCTTGCGGGCTCTTCCTTGATCGGCCAGAAGTCAAGCGTCTGCATACCCAGCGGCATTTTTACGATACTTTTCTGAATTGCCATTGTTACTCCTTTCACGGTGCGCCGGGGCGGTCAGACCCCGGCGCGGGAATTATCAGGTCTTTGCGGTCACGCTGGCACAGTAGCCGATGGAGATCACGCGGCCGCTCTCGTCCAGCTCCACCACCGTGACGCCGGAGCCGGTAGGCGCGGCAATGCTCGTGGTGCCGGAGACGATGGTCGTCCAGCCCTTACCGGGGACGTCGCCCTTCGCAACGGCGGCGGGAGCGCCCACGAATGCCTTGAAGGTGTTGGAGGCGCTTACGGCACCCGCCACGGTCAGCTTGGTCTCGCCGGACTCAGCGCCTGCGGCGGAGGTCACCACCAGGGAGTTGGCGGGAGTGTTCACGTAGTCCGGGGCAAAGCGCATGGTGGTGGTCACCTCGGTATTGTCGTAGGTCGCGCCCACGAACGCCTCGCCGGAAACAGGCTGGCCGTCGTACCGGGCTGTACCCTTGTATACCGTCTTGTCCTGGAGGAAGAAGGGAATGTCGGAGGAAGCGAAGGTGCCGCCCTCGCGCTCCACCAGCAGGTACTCGCCGCAGTAGCCGCCGCAGATCATGTGATCGGGCATGAACTCCAGGGTGATGATCTCGCCGCCGATGACGGGCATGGTGTTTTCAATACCAGATAGCAGCGCCGCGTTGGAGTTAAATTCTAGGGCGCGGATCTGGAGATCCTGACGGGTCAGATCATTCATGATCCAAACTTTCCCGTCCGTGGTGAAGGTGGGCTTCGCCTTGGCCAGTGCCTGAAGCAGCGGGATAAAGAAGGCCGTGCCGTTCGCGGACGCCAGGTTGAGCTTCAGAACGTTGGAGGAATGCAGGTCAACCCAGTCGCCCTGGTTGTCACCCCAGTATGCAGGCTGCGCAGTCTGAGCCAGCCGGGTCATGATGCCCACAGGCATCTTGGAATTGGGACCCAGACCGAAGACGATGGCCTTGTCCAGGGCGTAGCCGATGGACTGACCCAGCATGTACATGATCTCCTCGCCCAGGGCGATGTCGGAGTCCTTCAGGATGTAGTTGTCGATGACGATGAATCCGCCAACCTTGTAGCCGTCCGTCTCGATCTCGGAAATACGGAACTCCAGGCTATTGAGAGCGCCGGCCATTTCCATCCAGATGCCCTCGGGGCATTTGCCGATGATGTTCTGCCGAGCTTCACCGCTGACGGGGCGCAGGCGAACCTTGGAGATCAGCTTGGAATACTGGTTCAGGTTGTCCCGGAGAATATCCAGAACTTCCTGGGGAATAGTCAGCTGAGCGCCGGTAACGCTGCGGACGCCGCGGGAAGCCAGATCACGGATCCGCTGAAGGAACGTCTTGACGGGAGAGGAAGCATAGAACGCATCACGCTGGGTGCGGGACGCGAAGCAGCGGGAACGGCTGCGGAAGCGGCCGGACTCGGGAGCGGTCGCCGCAGGGGTACGGGAACGGGCAGGGGGATCGGCGGGAGGATCGTCCTCGGGGGCAGGCTCGCCGGCATCGACCTCGGCAATGAGGGCATCCAGGTCATCCAGCTCATCCACGAGGGTGCCGATCTGGTCATTAACCTCCGTCTGGGCGTCGGTCACTTCGGTGATCTGCTGCTCCAGATCTTCGGGGATGGCGTCCTCGACGGCGGCCAGCTGCTGGGCGAGTTCATCCTCCTGCGCCCGGAGCTGCTTGGCACGGGTGCGCAGTTCGGTGAGCTTCTTGGCTTTCAGGGAACGCTGCTTTTTCAGCAGCAGCTTATTTTTTGCCATGGTGTTTTAATCTCCTTTTCAGTTTGGTTTTCCGGTGTTCCAGCACGCTGCGCCGCAGGGCGTCCCCGGAGGCGGAACGGGCGGAAACGTAGGTTTGTTCGTATGCGGGGAATGTGCAGACCGAAACCTCCCAGAGCTTGGAGATCTTCCGAATGGTGCGCCGGACGCGCCCATCGGGGAGATCGGTGTACTCAACGGAGGACTCCTCAAATCCAAAGGAAGCCTGATCGACGTCACCACGCAGGACGCGGGCACGCAGGGACAGGGCGTCCGTGTCGTCAGGGTTGATCTGGATGGTTGCGAAAAGTCCTGTATCGTCAATGGAAAATTCCAGGGTCTCCACGTTGTCATTGTGCCGGCCAAGGCACAGCCGGGGGTCGTGGTCAATGAGCGCCCGGACGTCGGTCATGTCGGCATCGTCGAAGGCGTGCCGGTCAACGACTTCCTCGCACCAATCGTCGATGTAGTAGGGCTGCCCAAAAACCACGAAATAGCCGGAGAGGGTCATGGGCTGACCTTCTGCCGGGTCTGCCGCCCGGAACTCTGTCCGGCGGCTGCGGAAAGCTTTATCAGGCATTGGTTTTGTCCTCCTTCGGGGCCAGCTTCAGCTGGTTACCGGACATATCATAAGGAATGTAGTTTTCAAGCACCTTGTACTCGGTAAGTCCCACGGGGTCGCGGTCGGCATCCTCCCGGACTTCATCGCCGTTTAGATAGCCCCGGTCGGCCATGGAGTTGTCGATGTCGATCAGGGTCTTTAGATCGTAGTCATACAGCCGGCGGCGGGAAACCTTGAAGTACCGGCGCTCGTTTTCCAGAAGCTTCTGGGTGAGCTGCTGCTCGATCACCGAGGCAATGTGTACGCCCTCCGTCCGGATGAAGCCGTTATGAGCGGCGGCGCTGTAGTCGCCGATACCCACGAAGTAGGGCGGCACACCGAGGATGGACGCTACGGTGCGCTTGTCCAGCTCCACGGTGTCCTTGATAGCAAGGTCCGTCAGGGAGAGGGGCTTCACCTGTTCGACCTTCACCAGATCCGCCGGGAGTATCCAGGGCTTGCCGTCCCGGGAATCGCTGAGGTAGGATTCCCGGAACTTGTCCCGTTTGCCTTCGTCCGAAAGGTCGGCGTCTGAGTTGACGAACACACACAGCGGCGGCGCGTAGTCCGGGGACGTCAGGCTTCTGCGAACGGCTGCGGAGTTTTGCAGGGAATCCACCACCGTCTGAAGAGAAAACCGATACCCGCGCCCCTGCCAGGGGGTGACCGGATCGGAGAACAGGCGGAAGTGGAGCACCTCGGTGGGATGGTAGAGCACCCCGCGCCAGCTGACCCGGTAGTCATCCGGCGTGTTTCCGGGAATGGCCGACGCGCCTGGCATTGGAACCAGCGCCGAGAAACGGCCGCCCTCGATCTGTGGCAGGACGAACGCATTGCCGTCGCCCTCCCCCAGCATGGTGGAGACAATCCAGTCCATCCAGCCGGAGCGGGTCGCCATTCCCGGCCAGGGGTCGATATCCACCAGGCGGCTCAGGCCGTCGTGGACGCGGACGTCGCCCTTGCGGGTGTTTTCCATCAGGTAGATGGGAACGCTGGAAATGATGGCGGAAATGCGGCTGATGCAGGCGGCCACCTCCGGGGTGTCCAGCAGTCGGTGATAGCCCACCGGGCAGTCCCCGGAAGATCGGAGCCAGTAGCCCAGCATTGTGGGCGGCTCACGGGAGCGGCGTTTGAAAAGCGGCATAATCAAATCCTTTCTTTGTGCCCAATTTGGGCACAATCAGTCATCGCCGAACCAGGCGGCTGCATCGGCAGCCTTGCCGGTATCGATCAGCATACGGATGGTAGCAAACACGGCGGCGTCGAAGACGTCAATCCGGGAAGTGGGGGAAATCTTATCGTAAACAACTACGTCGTCCTGCTTCTCCTGCCCGCGGACATTCTGAACGCAGTAGGCAAAGGGTTCCGCGTGGCAGTAGTACAGGCAGCCGATTTTCGCCTTATGCTCGATGTAGCGAAGCCCCTCACTCTTGGCAATCGACAGCTGAGGCTGATCGACTACGGTGAAGTGGGCTTTCTTCATGGCTGCGTAGTAAGGGCGGGCAAATTTTCGGTCATGGCCGACTTTTTTGATCGCAAAGCCGGACTTTTTCCACAGCTGGAATTGCTTTACCGGTTCCGTGGGGTCCATGGACGGCTCGTTGGGCATGTCCAGCCAGCCGTCATCCCGCCAGCCGAACAGCGGGATGCTGTCTTTGTCCGCCTTCTCGGCGGCCGCCACCACTGGGAACCAGCAATGGGGGACGATGACCAGCACGTCCTCTTTCGGCGTCCAGCCCGCCGTCGCGGCGGCCTTCGCTGGAATCTCGCCGACAATGCAGGCGGCGGTCAGGTCGTGCAGTTTGGACAAATCCGCGCCGCCATACCAGGATTTCACCAGCCGCGCCAGCTGCGACTGGCTGAAATCATAGTGAGAATCGGAATGGATGAATTCATCCAACGTAAACCACGCCCGGAAGGACGAAACGAACACATTCAGGGAGCGCGTCAGGAATTCTTTGCGCATCTGCGGGTCATTTTGCGCCTGCAATGCGGACGCTTCCATGTCCGAGGGGCGAATTGTCACGCCCCAGTTGGGGTTAGCCTTGCGCCAGTTGGCGGGATCCAGGTAATTCACCTCGTCGGTGTCCGGATCCGGGTCGGCGCGGGCGATAAAAGCGAAGATCCGGTCTGCATCCGCGCCCGTGATCTCGCCCCGTGCGATTTTGGAGCAGTAGGAAACACGCTGGGCGCAAAAGCCGGTACCGTCGTCACCCGCCGTGGTGACCGCCATGATGAGCTTGTTGCCGTATGCCTTCGTGGCGTCCTTCAGACGGCCATAAGGGATGGCGTTCTTGTACAGTTCCAGCTCATCCAGCAGGACAACGTTTGCGTTGAAGGCGTCAAACACGTCCGGTTTGTAGGCAAGCGCTTCAAAAGAAATCTGCCCATCCCAGATCGGGCCTTCAAAGCTATGACCGAGGGAGCTGTCCAGCATCCGCAGGCCGTGAGCGGGGTCAATGTCCATGGTCAGCCCCAGCCGGCGGAGGTTATAGCGAAGAAAACCGAAGCCCTCCATGTTCTGCTTCATAGAGCCGGACACGGTTTTGATCTTGCTGAAGGAACGGGCGTACCAGAGGCCCACCGCCCAGCAGAAGGATGTGGCGAAGGGCGTCTTTCCGTTCTTCCGCGCCAACATCGCAAGCACTTCCTGGAAACGCCGGAGGTCGGTGCCGGGGTAGAAGAAGCCGCAGACGTTGTAGATCACGAATAGCTGGAAGGGTTCCAGTATCAGGGGCTTGCCCCGAAGGGGACGCCCCAGCAAATCCTCGCCCTGCTGGTGACAAAACAGGCTTTCGATGATCTCGATAATGGCTTCCGCCATGCCGGTGCGGAAGTTCCACATGGGGTTTCGCAGGTCGGCAAGGTACCGGCGGGCAGCTGCCTGTGTATCCAGGCAGGCGTCCGGGCTGTCAACGGTGTCCCGGGCGTAATCCAGGACGATGGACTCATGGGGTGCCGCCATTGTGATTCCCCCGGATGCCGTCCAGCAGCTGGGACAGCATCGGATTTGCGGAAGATGCAGGCGCAGCGACATCCCCGGAGGGGGCGGCCTGACGCCGGAGCCGCTGCAATCCCTTCGGCGTTAAGCCGAGGGAATCCTGACGCGCCAGAATATCCCGGCGAAGCTTGGAAATTTCCGCGTACAGCGGGTCCGTGATGGACGGCGCGGTCTTCGGATCCGGCGCCGTGGCCTTCCATTCTTTCATTGCCCGGCTCAGCTCCCGCTCCTGGATGCAAAGCACGTGGATTGCGCCGTCAAAGGCCGGGTCGTAGACGCCCAGATCTGTCAGCTGCTGGATATATTGCTGCTCTTTTGCCATTTTCGTCACCTCCGTGTACCGTGTCCGGGTTCCGCGTCCGCGTTCCATGTGCGCATCGTGGCCGCATACGCGCCCGGGTACTATGCGGCGCAAAAATTTTTTGAAAAATTTCGCCGCCGCGTGTGAAAGGAGTTCCCCGCCCAGCTGTAAGCGTCCCTAAAATTCGGCGGAAGGGGGTGGGGGGGTGCGATTTTTCCAGGAAAGCCCCAGCGCCGTGAGCTTTCGCGTATCCCGGTCGTGCATGGCGTCATGGGCCGAGCTGGTGAGACTGACCAGGTTCCACAGGCAGTAGGCATATTCTGGGTAGTCCTCTGCCGGCCAGATGTGATGCACCACCGTGGCCGGGACGCGCTTTCCATACCGAGCCGCCTCCCGGCAGTAGCCCTTATCCCGGCGCAGAGCCAGCTGGCGCAGTTTCCGCCAGCGTTTGTTTTTGCGGCTGTAGTCGAACATACGCCACCTCCGGGGCAAAAGAAAAAGCCTGCACCAAGCATCGCTCTTGCGATACATGGCACAGGCTCAAGGCACAGGCACTCGGGAAATATTCACGATCAGCTCAGCGCCGCAGCGCTTGCATTTTACCGGCAGATTCTTCGCTGTCGTCTCCGGCAGCAGGTAGGCAACCACGCCCCTCCGGCATATCGGGCACAAGGCTTTTTCCCTTGTTTCCGTTATTTTACCACACGCGGGAGAAATATGCAATAGCCGCGAAAAAGTTTGTTTCTGTGTGTCCATTGGTTAGTACCTCCCTCCAGCCGATATAGGAGGAAGCACCCCCTATTCGTCACATGTTTTCAATGTAAATGATGGTCTTATATCCGCCGTATCCGGGAAGCTGCACCGGGTCGCTCAGAGCGGTACAGCCTGACGGAACGCTGATATCAATCGCGTCGGAATCAAATGTTGTGTAGGTAATCTGCGGCCGGACAAGCCCCCGGCTTGCCGTCCACATCTGTTCGCCGGGAACGTAGACTCCAAGCTCGCGGGGTTCCCGGCACATGTAGTGGACCTTGTCCAGAATCTCGTCCCAGTCCTTGAGTTTGCGCATATGCACATGCCCCCACTGCCAGAGGGATTCCAGGGAACTCATATCCTTGCTCTTTCAGCTGATACAGCAGCTTTTCCACCTGAGCGGCCTGCTCTGCCAACTCCGCGCCGGTCATGGTTCTGGTATTGGCATTAGCATAGATCAGGCGCAGCTGCTGAAGCTCCGGGGACGCCTCGTCCCTTTCCACCAGGCAGGAGATCTCCTCCCACTTTTCCGGTTCATCCTCGGCCAGCAACTCGATCGCTGCCCGGCGCCGGTGACCGGAAACCACCATGTACCGCACGCCATCGATGGGGCGCACAAGGATGGGCTGCTGCAATCCGCACAGCTGGATATTGGCCGCCAGCTCATCAATGCCCGTCAGGCTGTAGAAATTGTTCGGATCGGGGTCGATCAGCTCCCGCTTTATGTACTCCAGCTGTTTCTTGGATGTGCCCAAATTGGGCACGCCCTTCAGCACGTCCGCAAGATCAAACATTTTCCTGCCCTCCCCGCATGTAAGCTTTCACGAAACGCCGGTAATCCACGCCGGCGGCGCTGTTGGGGCTGGTCGCCAGAAGCGGCCGCTGCTGCCAGGTCATCCGGTCAACCTTGTCGCTTCGCCGGATGTGGGGGAACACCGTCAGCCCCGCATCCGCCAGCATCTTTTCCGCATCCTGCATCTGTGCGTCCCGGTACCACATGGTGGGCAGCACCCCGGCAAGCTTCAGCCGTGGGTTGATCTTCCGCATATTGCTGATCTGCCGCATCAGGTTGCCCATGCCCCGGAGAGAAAAGGCATCCAGCTTGATGGGAATGATGATATCATCGGCGGCCACAAGGGCAGCGGCGCTGGCAGCGTTAAAAGCCGGCGGGCAGTCGATGAGGATGTAGTCATACAGCCCGTTGGCTGCTTCCACGAATTGCCGGAGCACGTTCATGCTCACCCGTCCCAGCTCCACCTTGCTCAGATCTAAGTCCATAAGGCTGTCGTCGCCGGGAATCAGGTTGACCCCGTCCACGGTGGTTCCCCGGATGCAGTTTGCGCAGAAGGTAACGGGGTCGGGGTAGCTGTCAGGCAACCGGAGGATGTCGGCCAGCGTCCCTTTATCGGAGGCACCGCCGAAAAATTCGGTACAGTTGCACTGGCAGTCCGCATCGATCAGCAGCACGCGGGCTTTGTAGTCCCGGGCAAGGATCGCGGCCATGTTGACCGTGGTCACGGTCTTTGCGACGCCGCCCTTCAGGTTTAAGATTGCGGTTGTTCTCATGTAATTTCACCCTTTCTTTGAATTTTGTGATTTATTTCTGCTCCGCGTCAAACGGAGTTTCCACATCCATGCACAGCTGGGGGTATTGGTCTACTTGGCTCGGCATCACATAGCTGGAATAGTCAAACGGCTTCAGCGGCTGCTGCCCCTTTCCAATGAAGCGGAACTGCTGCCGCGCGCCGTCAAAGGCCAGCTTCGTAATGCTCAGAGCGCCGTCCTTGTTCTTGGCGATGATCAGCTCCCGAGGCTTGTCCGGCTCCTCCAGCGGGTGGAGGAAAAACACGCCGTCGGCGTCCTGCTCGATCTGGCCGCTGGAACGGAGATCTTCCAGCCGGGGGCGCTGGGCGTGGCCGGACTTGTCCGTCTTCGTCCGGCTCAGCTGGCACAGCGCGAGGCAGAAGATCCCGAACCGCTGGCACATGGTGTGCAGCGCCTTGGAAACCGCCGTCACCTGGGTGTATTCGTCATTCCCCGGGGCGGCGACGATTTGCAGATAATCCACGATCACGATGTCCAGCCGCTTGTACAGTGCCCGATCCTGCATCTGCTGCACGGTACGCCCGGCGGCGGAAAACAGGAACAGCGGCGCGGAGTTGATCCGGGACGAGATGGAGCACACGGCCTCCATCTGCTTATCATCCAGCGTCCGCTCCTTGATTGCGTCCATCGGGACACCGGAGGCGCAGGCAACCAGTCTGTCCATCAGTTTCTCCCGGCTGGTCTCGTGGGAGAAGAACCCCACCCGCTTGTTGCAGACAACTGCCCAGTACAGCGCCGCCTGAAGGGCAAAAGCGCTTTTACCCGCCGAAGGTCTAGCGCCCACAATGAAGTAGTCGCTTTTCTCCGCCCGAATCATCCGCCGAAGCTGAGGGATAAACCAGTCCAGATAGTCGGGCTTTTTCTGGTATCGGTGCATCCAGTCGGAAAATCCCTGTGCCAGGCTCCACACGTCTCCGTCGTCCCGCACCGTTTCAGAGGCGGCATTGGCGAGCAGCTCCGCGCCCTCCTCCTCCGTGGAAATCCGGGACAGCGCCAGCCCGGTGTCCCGGAGCTTCAGCACCCGGGACTGCTGCTTGACGATATCCACGTACATTTTGCAGTTCGCGGCGGTGGGGGTAATGCTCATCAGCGGTTAAAATTGTCCGGCTTCGTGATGGGGTAAAGCTTTTCCCAGTTGGATTCAACCGACTGGGACAGTACATAGCGCATGGCAGCAAGCCGATACTCCGGGAAGTCCGCCGAGTAGTCCAGAAGCTTCTTCGCGTGCCGCCCGGCGGCGTTCACCGTCAGGATGGGCTTCTTCTTGGCCTTGCGCATTTCCGCGAATGCGTGCAGGTCGCCGATGAGCTTCGTCGTTTCCTCTGGGTCAGCGTCCAGCCGGACAGCCCAGTTGTTGAACCAATCGAGCAGCTCCTGATCCGTCAGATACGCCTTCGGCGCTCTCGCTTTATTGTTTATTTTATTATTATTACAATTATTATTTATAACCCCGTCAGATTTGGCGGGGTTAACCCCGTCAGGATTGACGGGGTTTCGAGGACAAACTTCCACCGTGAAGATTTTGCGGAGGGTTCCGCGCCCGCCTGACCCGTCTTCAATTCGTATGTAGCCGCTGTCCAGCAGCTGCTTGAGCGTCCGCTGAAGGCTCCTTTCTTCCACATTCAAGTACCGCATAAGCGTCGAATTTTTGGCAAACGCGAACCCGTAGCTGTTGGACATGCAGGAAATCAGCCCATACAGGAGCTTCGCCCGATCACTGATCTCCCGATCAAACAGGACGCGCGCGGGAATATTTGCCCACGCGGAGAATTGCTCCCGTGGGATCTGTTCAGCCATTGTAGTGCCTCCCCTTTGTTAAATTTGTTCTTCGCCCCGGTGAGGGCTGTCCCACGGCCATTTCACCGAACGCCGAAGCGGCGGCAGAGGCAAACCGTTGTTCTCCAGATTCACCAGCTGCCCATAGGTAAGGCCCCGGGCTTCCGCCCGTGCGTCCTGCTCCTCAAAGGTATACCGGGGCTTCGGCGGCGCCGGGGGCGACACGACGGCAGTTTTGTACCGCTTGTTCGGGCGACACTCATAGCAGAGCCGTTTCCGCCCGGCGGGCAGAAGCTTTCCGCACTTTGTGCAGCGCGTCCGTGGATCTTTGTATCGGATATCCGTAGTTTTCACCCTCTCCGGGCTAAAGTGGAGAGCAGCGCAGGAGTCGAACCTGCTCCCTCCCGCCGTGCTGCGGGGGCGCATCCTCATGCGCCAGCTGCCCATATAGGAGGGCTGTTCTTCCCCGGTACGCCCTCCGGCTCCCGGCATGACAAATAAAAAGAGTCGCACTACAAGACTCACCGCGAGGGGGACTCGAACCCCACTATGCCGCCGGGCGGGTGCTTGATTTAACCCTGCGGGAGGGTGCTATCTCACCCAGCCCGACGCCCACGCCATCGGGTCGCGGCATGTGTGCAGTACCGTACCAGCCTGTCCCGCCGAATGATTTTATTCAGCGTCACAAACGGTCGGCTTCCGGATTTTTACGATTCTCAGGAATCCTGGTTCAGATCCCTTTTTCAGAGCTTGCCGGATGTACGCTTTACACTGCGGCTTGCTTCCGCTGAATACGTCCAGTCCGCTCTCAGTCACCACCTGCCACATATCGGCACCTCCTTTGTTGTACTTATCCCGCGCGGCCGGTCTGTCCCGGCTGTCATGCGTAACTGACTTCCGCATTGCCACCGCGTTCTACCCTTGCGGAGGGCGCGCCCCTTCCAATAGGCCGGGCCTCGTTTGCTTGCTGGCTGTTCCACCCATCGACGCGCTGCTAACATACGCGGTTTCATTCCGGGGCGAATCATCCCCGGTGGGCATGGTAGCGGGATTCCGCCCGCCGCGGCCCCGTCTTTCCGGGGTGCCAGTATGGGGAGAAAGGAGAGTATCCGGGAGACCGGAATCGAACCGGCCTTCAGTTGAGAAGGGTCCAACCCAACGCGCCTGCGGGAGGTCTTCAGACCGCATCCAGGCCCCGGTGGGATGCCGCGTTATTCGTCACACGGCTCAGGGGCGTTCTTATGTACGTTTTCTCTATGCCCGGGCAGCGGCAGCATTTTCCAGCAGCTGCTTCCGCGCTTCGGCCTGGCGGTTTGCCCGGACAAGGCGAATTGCCGCCAATTCAATGGCTTTCATCCGCCTGGCGCGTTCCTCGTCTGTAATGTCAGGATGATGTATGCGGATGATCGCATTTTTTGTGACGATGACCTGAGTTTCAATCTGCATAATTCCCCTCCCCTCTCTGACCGGGATGAATCCGGTCAGGCTAAATCACTTTTACATTCCGCCTGATCCTTCGGAATCGCGGTCATGATGATCGTGCAGCCGTACTTATCCGACAGAATTTCTGAAAGAACCTGCATGAGTTTTGGTATGTCAAACATGTTGCATCCCTCTCTAAGAGCTACTTGTGTTTCACCTGCGATTCTGCTACAATTCAGGCAGAAGGAGGTGGGAATGTGACAAAACAGGCGAGAAAACTCCTGAAGAAGCTGAAAGAAGCTCAGCAGCTTGAAGACCTTGCCTTTGGAATCGACTTTGACGGGCTGGAAGCCGTCACACTTTGCATGGACAACGAAGATGTGAAAACCGTCGATATTTCCGAACACGGCGGCGCGCTCCAGACAACACTGGACTATTTGGACGATCAAGGGTACATCGAAATGGGCGACAGCGGCTGCGGGCAGGTGCTGCACGCCGGATGGCACCGGGGACAGATTCTGTTCAGCAAATTCCTTCAGTTCCTGCTCAAGTCCGTTGTCGTTCCAATCGTCGTGTCGTTCCTAACGGCGCTGATTACGGTACTGGTCAAAAGCCATTTATAGCCGTTCAAAAAACCAGAGTGTCGCCAACGCTGTAACAACACTGACAAGAATCTGAAGGCAGATTCCAAGCGTCGCCAGTTTCTGCTGGCGGCGTTCTTCTTTCTGCTTCTCAGCTCTTGCCTGCGCATCCTTCAGGGACGGGACATTCGACTTGATTTTCCAGCATGGCGCAGAAATGGGGATCCAGTCATTTGCCATCAGATCCTGCTTGAGTGGGTACCATGAATTGGAGCCGTAGCGAGATCGTGCCGTAACTGTGATTGGGAACAGATCTTCCGTTGGCATCAGCCGAATAACGACATCCATTCCCCTACCATCCCGGTTTGATATCCACGCATTCCGCGTGATCCATGGTTTGTCCGGCGTGGTTGCCGCAATGGCTTCGTGAATGTACATCCTCTCACCCCCTCCCTCTTAGCGCTCTGTCGAGCTATTGTAAAAATCTGTCGTTTGTGATATGATCGCCATAAAAGGAAGCGATGATATGGGTAACTACGTAAATAAAGCCCTGGAATGGTTCAGCACTCGCGATAATGTGACCTACGCGATAGCTATTGCCGCTTTTGTCATGTCTGTGTACAACTTCGTTGTCAATATCATTCAGCACAGGCAGCACATCGAAGTTGAGCTTTCCGGCATCTTCCGCCCGACAAACGTGAAAGGTGCCTCAGACGTCGTGAATCTGAAAATCTTGAACTGCTCATATAGCCCGGTGATCATCTCCAGAATCACAATATCCAGCAGTCTGGGGAATGGAGACTATGGCAGCTATCGCCGCAAACTTCTTCAGATCGACCTGAACGCGAAAGGCAGCTCAGTCTCTTGCGAGCAGTGGTTTTCTGACCGTTTGCCCGTCCGGATAGACGGAAAGAGTTTTGCTGATATCCTGATCGTACCGAGTGACAGCACAATCAGGATTCCGACCGGCGAAAAGCTGACAGTAAAACTTTATTCATCGAAGAAATTGATAACGAAAAAGATTACTGTCACTTCCATATCTGCCTACAAATTGCTGTCGCAATGCCGAGCACCAGAGAACTGATCGCCAGAATCAACGTTGCGGTTTGCATATCCCTCACCTCCCATTCGGCTGTTGAACAGTATTTCATGCCCTTTGGGGTGAAGGTCTTCCACGAAGGCCATTGCACCATTGCCGGTTATGTAGCAGTCAACGAGATACCCGGCCAGATCGCACTGCTGAATGTGGTAGATTATTTTGTCGGGGGAATACCCTTTTAGCATTTCCGGCTTTGGCTCACCTGCGATATAGACAAAGGAGCTTTTGCAGCTGACAGCTTCTTCGATGGCAGCCAGTACATCGATTGCGCATTTAGGGTCGAATCTCATGTAATCACCCCACCCCCCTCCCGCTTAGTCCTTTACACGTCGTGCACAATTAGTGCACTCAGGCGCTAAAAAAAATAGACTGGACGGACTCACCGTAGTAATCAGCAATACGTACCTTGACTTCGTCTCTTGGAACTCTACCGTCCCGCTCATACATAGCAAGCGCCGATTTTGTGATATTCAGGTCATCTGCCACCTGCTGCTGAGTTTTCTGTTTTTGTGCACGCAACGCTTTAAGCTTTGTACCAATGCTCATATATGTCACCTCCATCGTGCACGTTTCGTGCTCTTGTCAATATTGTACACATATGGTATTCATTTGTCAACCACATCAGAGCACAAATTGTGCACTAAATTCTTGCAGGTATTTTGTTAGTTTTGCCTATTGCCTAGTGTTCACGTTTCGTGTACAATCTAACTATAACCTCTGGAGGGAGAACCATATGGCAAAGTTTTGTGATAGATTGCGGTCACTTCGCACATCAAAGGGGCTGTCCCAGTACGATTTTTCCAAGCAAATCGGCATATCGAAAAGCAGCGTTAATATGTATGAGCGCGGCGAACGCGAACCGAATTTCAAGACGCTGGAACACATCGCAGATTATTTCAATGTTGATATGGATTATCTTCTGGGAAAATCTGACGTTGTAAACAAGTTGCAATTTACGTCCGCTATTCCGGTCGCTAGTAACATAATTCCCATGCCCGAAATGCGCAAGATTCCTCTCGTTGGCACCATCGCTTGTGGAGAACCGATCTTGGCAGAGGAAAACATTGAGGAATATGTCGGCATTCCCAAGCACATCAAAGCTGATTTCGCGCTGATCTGCAAAGGCGACAGCATGATAAATGCCCGTATCTTCGACGGTGACGTTGTTTACATTCGCCAGCAGGATACCGTAGAGAACGGCGAAATTGCCGCCGTCCTCATTGATAATGAAGCCACTTTGAAGCGTGTCAGACTTTTCGATGACCACATCTCTCTGGAACCAGAGAACCCCATGTATAAACCGTTTGTCTACTGGAACGAAGAAATGAACAGCGTCCGGATCCTCGGCAAGGCAGTGGCGTTCACCAGCGCTGTAAGGTAACAGCACCCGCATATAAACGGGTTGTTTGGCTGAGAAGAAACCATCCAAGGTCATCTTGGTGGAATATTTAGGAAAGAGGCTTTACTATGAAAAAACGTATTGTTTCGTTCATCCTGTCCGTACTGATGCTGTGCTCATTGACTGCATGCGGCTCCCCCACCCCTACCACAAGCGGCGCTACACAGTCCAACGACGCTGCCGCAACCCCCATTACGGTTCCGGCGGCAACGACGCCCGCCCCGGTCACGCTTGAAGATGCCGGAACACTTGGCGACTACGACGTGCAGATTCACGACTTCAAGCTCGCGAATGACTATGCGGGAAAGCCCGCTATCCTCATTGGATTCTCTTTCACAAATAACTCTGAAGAGAACGAGAGCGTCATGTTCGCCCTGAGCTATAAGGCATACCAGAACGGAGTGCAGCTGGACAGTGCAATTATCATGGACAACAGCGTATACAACGCCGACGATCTCATGAAGGACGTCCAGCCAGGTGCTTCAATCGATGTTGTCGCCGCCTATTCGCTGTCCAGTGAAACAGCCCCCGTTGAATTTGAAGTGGAAGAAATTATTTCTTTCAGTGATGAAATGCTTGGCAAAACCTTTGAGATCGCCGAGGGAGGAGTTACGGAACTGAGCGTCGCCCCAGGCTCTGACACGGCGCAGACCATCGACGACTATGCCGTATCTATCATCTCTTATAAAATTGGAGAAGACTACCAGGGAAAGAAAGCCATCATTTTCGACCTGGGATTCACAAATAATGGTGATAAAGCCACAAGTTTTGCTCTCGCCATCGACTTCTCCGCATTTCAGGATGGCGTTGAGCTGGAAACCGCAATTCTGCACGACGACGATTTGTCTGGCAGTTCCATTCGTGACGTGAAGCCTGGAGCCGGCATTGAAACAATGGCAGCTTTCGTTTTAACGAACGATACATCCCCGGTCGAAATTGAGATCAAGCCATTTCTCAGTTTTTCAAGCGATGAGATTAAAACCGAGATTAACATTGCAGGATAAAAACGAATACCTACCCGGAGTCGCTCTCCGGGTAGGTAAATAATAGCGGTGCCCAATTTGGGCACAATTAGCTAGACAGTATTCAGGCATAAGAAACCCGCTCCGGTACACAAATACCGAAGCGGCAGACTGATTCACTTAAATTCCCATTTGTGTTTTCAGCGCGTCCTGAAGCACTTGGGAGAAATTGATGTTCCGTTCCAGCGCGGCAGCGTTCAGCCATGCCGGCAGGGTTACGGTTCGGTTGACAGACTTATTATTCTGCGCCATCCGGACAGCGGGCATATACACATCCACCAGCACCACCCGCTCGTTGGGTTCCAATGCCACAGCGCTCAGCGGCGTCGGCTCCGGGATGCTCTCGCCGTCTTCCTCCAGGCCGAACATCACGCACCCAAGCAACTCCCGTGCCGAAAGCAGCGCGTCATCGTCGTTCTCGCCGCTGGTCGCTACGTCCAGATCCGGGAACACAACGGCAATTTCCTGCTCTTCCTCATACGTGAATACAGCAGGGTAAAAATATCGTTCCACTTTTTTGGCCATATCCATTCCCCCTATTCAGGATGGTCATAACACATATTTTTCTATTTGTCAATAAACAATTGCAATCATTTTGCCCCAAAGGAGGTATCCCTATGATGTACGCATTTATGACCCTTGATGACTCCGCAGAGATTGTCCACTCAGAAATGCGCCCGGACGGCACGGTTAAGGTCTACGTGGAAAAGCCGGACGAGAAGGACTGCTTCCACTATGGCACCTGCATTCTCCCCGGCTACCGATGGCAGGATGTTTCCGGCCTGACGGCGGAGGAACTGGCGAAGTATGAGGAAGTCATTCGCTCTACCGCCCACCTGATTCTCCGTTTCGCACAGGAAGGGGGCTTCGACAATGCCTCAGGTTTTTAAGATCGGCTCCTACTGGGTTTACTTCTGGTCAAACGAAAATGACCCGCTAGAGCCTGTTCACGTCCACGTCTCTCAGGGAGCGCCCACCGCCAACGCAACGAAGATCTGGATCACGGCCGCCGGCGGCTGCTACCTGTGCAACAACAATTCCCAGATTCCTGCCCGCACCCTGCGGAACATCATGATGATCATTGAAGCCAGAAGCGGTGAGGTCATTGAAAAATGGGTTTCCTTCTTCGGCTCCGCGACGTTCTATTGCTGAAAAAACCGCCCCGGTGCTACCAACACCGAAGCGGTTCAGGCGCCCGGCAGTGCTACCAACACCGCTGAGCAATGCAGTTCGCAACCCACCACAATAGGGGCATTCTGCGCCTTTTATGATAGCAGATTTGCCCCGGAAAGGCAAGGACAAAAATGGCTCAATCCAGATCTGCCACTGAAAAAATTCTCCGAGTGGCGCTTTATCCGCGCGTATCTACAGAAGAACAGTTCTTAAGAGGCTACAGCCTGCAAACACAGGAGGAAGTGCTCACCCAGTACGCTCATGATCACGGATACAAAATAGTCGGCGTTTATCGGGATGAAGGCCACAGCGCTCGAAAGCCTGCTCTGAAGCGGAAAGTCATGCAGGAGCTTCTGTCGGACGTCCAGGCAGGAAAAATCGACCGGATACTGTTCATTAAGCTGGATAGGTGGTTTCGCAACGTCCGGGAGTATCACAAAATCCAGGAGATTCTGGAAGCAAACAATGTTACCTGGCAGGCCACCATGGAGGACTACAACACCGCTACGGCGGACGGCCGCCTGAAGGTTAACATTATGCTTTCCGTCGCGGAAAATGAGTCTGACCGAACCAGCGAGCGCATTAAATTCGTATTCGATGGGAAGCGCCGCCGAAAAGAATGGTGCTTCACCGGAGGGCCTGATCAGTGGCCATATGGATATATGCCCCAAGTTATAGACGGTGCAAAACGCTGTGTAAAGAATCCAGAAACCGAAATGATCGTGCAAGACTTCTGGGACTACGTGGTAAAATATAGCAGTGTCCGGAAAGCCGGTATGTTCTGCTGCGAAAAATATGGAATTACACGGAATTATCGCACGTGGATGACAACCGCCAGAAACGAGTTATATACCGGAATATTCCATGGCGTCGAAGACTATTGTCCGGCGTACATCAATCGGGCAGACTGGGAGCGCATCATACTAGGCCATGAAGTCATCAAGAAAACACAGCGCCCCGACCGGGTTTATCTGTTCACCGGCCTCATTCGCTGCCCCGGGTGTGGGGCAACCATGAAAGCCACGTTTAAGACCTATCCCAATGACCGGTCCAAGGAATACAACGGCTATCGGTGCAATAACTCAAAGCTCAGAACCTGCGCCTGCCGGCACCAGCTGTCGGAAAGAAAGATTGAAAAATACCTTCTGGGAAATATAAAATCCCAGCTGGAAAACTATATCGTGCAGGCCGAGGCTCAGGAAACGCAAAAGCGGCGTCAACCGAAGATTCAGAGCCTCATGGCTCTGAATGAGCAGTTGCGCCGCTTAAATGTGATCTTTATAGCCGGCAATATCGGCGATGAGGAATACGCCGCCGAAACAAAAAGGATAAAGGCTGAGATCGAAAAGGCAAAGCAGCAGGAATCCGAAAACCGTCCGGCCAATTTGGATTGGATCAAGTCGTTTCTGGAAAGCGATTTTCTTTCAACCTACGAATCTCTGGATAAAGAAGAACAGCGCCGCCTGTGGAGATCCATCATAGAGGAGATCTATATAGACGGGACTGAGGTAACCGGGATTAAGCCCCGGATTTAA